TCCCCTAATACGAATATAGAAGTAACCGCTGTTAAGTCTAACCTTTTTGATAAGTCAACTCCCACAAAGCACGGTTTACCTTCTAGTTCATCATCTGATACTTCGCAAAGCTTCCATTTTCCCATGTCCATATATTTATTTTCTGGAGCATTTACCCAGATATTCATATTCTTTGTTAAGAATTTAGACATTGTTTCCGGCTTATCAAGGGCTTCTTTTAATCTTTCACGTAAGAATTTTACACCCTCCGAATAACTAGCTAATATTGGATTAGCTTTTAACCAATTTGACTCATCTTTTATATCATCACCTTTATCTAACTCACACACCATAGCGTAATAACCGTTATTTTCAACTGGATTATTAGGATCTAATAATTTACTAACATAATCATATTCAGTTGAGTAACACGGATTGTTTAAATTGAATCCTGCTGTTGTAATAATGACTATCAAGGGTTGACTTCTCGCACCTTGTCCAGATTCTATTACGTCTAGTATTTCATCTGTAGGGTGTGCGTGATACTCGTCCATTGCTCCTACCTGTGGGTTAAATCCGTCCGCTGTTTTCCCAGAATCACGAGAAAGAGCCATAATATAACTGTTACTTTTCTCATGTTCAATTAAGCTACGTGTGATTTTAAATCTATTTCTGATTTGACTACCTTGTATTTGTGCTTTTATTTCTTTAAACACAATGTTTGCTTGGTCTCGCTTTGTTGCTCCTATATATGCTTCTGATGATGATTCTCCAAAAGCGGATATTTCATAAGATAAACAACAAGCTACATCTTGTGATTTAGCGTTCTTACGTCCTACTTGATAGTAAAACTTTCTAAATCTTCTTATACCAGTATCTTTATGAATCCACCCATAAATGTTAGACCAGTTAAATATCTGAATCGGAGCAGGATCTATATTTTGTCCAGCTAGTTTACCTTTAGTGTGTTTAAATAATGACATCCATTCTAAAAAATTCATAGCTTTATCATCATCAAAAATAAAAGGGAACTCTTCAGTTCCCTCTCTTTCTAAATCTTTTATAAATCTTAAACACGCCCATTTCTCTTTTTCACAAGCTATTCGTTCTCCATCAACTGCTTGTCTCGCCCACTCCTTCATTGCATCTTTTAACATTATAAATTAGCAAACCTCTCTTTAACAGGATCTACTGGAGCTTCCGAATAAGCTTTGTCCATAGCAATTTTCGCCCTTGCTACTGGTGTTAATCCTAGTTCAGATTGTAGAGATTTGAGTGTGTTAAATAAATCTTTTTGTCTAATCAGTAATGGATGTTGTCCAAGTCCATAATCTTTAGTTCGTTCTGCTTCAACTAATTTACCATGTCGTCTAAGTTCACGTTCTGTTTCTTTGTTATAACCCTGGTCTGTCATTAATCCATCACGTTGTATAATCTGACTACAGTCTACGTATTTTTCGTAAGTGTCACAATAAATAGCTAACACGTGTAAGTCAAGATTATTTAATAAGTCTATTGAGTCCGCTTGTGCAACTATAAACCTAAATTCTTTCTTTGCTAAGTCACCTAACCACTTAGGCGGCTTTAGTTTATCTTTTGGTAATTTTAACTCGGATTCTACTTGTTTTCTAGCCTCTAATTTTTGTTTTGAAACACCTTGTCTTTTTCCACTCAAAACCTTGAGAGACATTGGTTCTGCTTTCCTTGCCAAAATCATCACCACCTTTCTAAATTTACCTTATTTGAAAAAAATAATTAAATGCATTTTGCGTACAGATGAGGGGCGCCCGCTCCTAGGGAGATTGGTCGTCCGAGATTTTTCACGGGGGGGTATGCCCTAGGAAATAACCACCCCTACTTCTTGTAATGCTCAATCTTGTTGTGGCACTCTCTACACACACACTCGAGGTTGCTCATCTCAAGTCGCTTGTTCCAATCTGTTCGTACTTCTATCTTGTGATGTACCAGGTTAGCTAGACCACCACACATACTGCATGTGAAACAGTCACGCTTCAATGCCTGCTGTCTAGCTTCCTTCCACTCTTTACTTCGATAGAACTTCATGACCTCATCATGCTTACGTTGGTCATTGTAATATTTGTTTTGTGATTGTTTATGTTTATCACAGTAAGTTCCCTTACTGATTAGCGTTCTACATTTATGATGTTTACATTCCTTCATATCCACCTCAACAAAAAAAGAGAGATATTATTTATTTTAATATCTCTCAATTATATTAATCTCATACTACTATTATATCATAGACAAATCCGACAAATCCGACAACTTTTATTATGAGTTTAAAATATAAAACAATTTATCCTTAAGACTTTGTAATCTTCTTTCTACAGTTCTTGTATGATAACATACCTCAGTTGCTACTTCTTCAACTGTTAACTTGTAAGTGTAACGAAACTTAAGAATCTTCTTATCACGTACATCTACTAAGCTATGTTCTAATCTATCTACACACTTAATAGCATAATCATCTTTCTCAAAGTCATAGTCAGATAATTTATTTATTATATTATTCTCATTACTATTATTGAAATTACTATTATTAGTTTTTATTTCATCATCTCCAGATAATTTATCTTTCAAATAAATATTAAGTTGTTTCTTTATCTTAGGATATGCTTCTAAATAATAGTCAACATCATTCCTTGTATAATTAAATTTCTTATTCATCATTCCACCTAATTTAAAAGTATGTTGGGAAAGCTAGGAAAAACCAACGACTGCTTGTAAATATTATTTTGGAGAAGCTTTCACATATATTATGATCGACCTAGCTTTATTATTATTATATAAATATTCTAAACGCTTTTAAATAGTTCACGACAACAAATTTTATCAATTACTTTACACATTGTATTTATGTCTCCATTAAGTTCAAACAACCACTCTTTCCTGTGATACACGTTTGATTTAATCCAGTGTAACTTGACTTCTTTATTTATTGTAATAGTCTTGTTTTCAAAGTTAATAGCATAACCGTAACCATACTTAACACTTAATCTTCGTGCTATTGCATAAACTATTTCTTCATTACGTTCTTCTCTTGCTCTCACATTAATTCTAGTGCCAACTACAACAACTGAATCAATGAATCTATCTAGCTGCATACCCAGAAGATATTCTATTCTTCTAAAATATATCTTCTTAATATGATTACCTTGACGCTTACCTATAAGTCTTCTTACCTGTAACACATTAAACTTATTGCTACCTTTAGTTCTAGTCTCAGATATAAGTTCTTCTAAGTAGTCTAAGTATCCCATATCAAACTTAACTAACTCAACATTCTCGCTCATTGTATGTAAGTAACAATATATATGTTTGTCTAAGTCAAAGTCTCCTAGCTTTTTCAACTCACTTAAATCATCAAGTGTCATTATGTATTTATCTTTCAACATCATGTTGTAAATATATTTGTAAGTATCATAATCATCTCCTGATAATGATATATCTTTTTCTAACTCTTCCATCACTGATGGATAAAACTTAACTAGATTTCTTATCACTAAAATCACCCCTATAATACCTGATTATAAATATTAGAAAACTTAACGCTGTCACACACATTACTCCTACTGCTGTTAATACTAATAGTTTAATCATTGTCTTTCTCCTATCTTAATCTTTTTGCTATTTCTTCTATTACATTCACTGTAACGCTATTGCCAGCTTGTTTGTACAGTTGGCTATTACTATTTACTTCTTGTGCTTTATCAAACACCCAATCGGGAAACCCTTGTAATCTCCAACACTCACGGGGTGTAAGTTTCCTGATACTAACACCTTCTATTTTCAAAAAATTATTTTCTTGATAACTACTTTTTGTCAACGTAGGTGCCATGTTGTGTACTCCTCCTTTATTAAATCCATGTGGTTTTTGAATAATTTGAGGTAATTCAACACATTGTTCATCGCTTGTAAGAAGTGTATTAGCAATATTTTTTCCTACTCGACCGCGGCGGGTTTTTGAGTTGGGATGTGAGAAGTTTATACTATCTCCAACACCAGCCACCGAATAACCTTGTTTTGTTGCTTCTCTGACTAGTATTTTAGGTTCTCTCCCTCCACTTTGCATTGTGTTTAAAGTTGGTGAAATTCCATTAATATCATATACTCTAGTAACTTGCGGGTTTCCTCCAAAATTACCACTTTTACCTATATTACCTACTTGGTTTATTTCTCCTTGAGTATTGTTTACTAACACTTGTTTAGGCTCTTTATAGTCTGTAGCTGTCGAGGCTCCTACTATTCCTTTAGGATCATGAACAATACTTCTACTACCTTTTCTTGTGCCATTAGGATTTTTAGTGTTACCTAATATCTTTATTGTTGATTGATTATGAAATTCTGTATTTTTTCCTGTGATAGGAAAAACTCTCGAGGTACGTTCTCCTCTAAGATGTCCGATAATGAACACTCGTTCTCTGTTTTGGGGAACTCCGAAATTTTTGCTGTTAAGCACTTGCCATTCAACATCATACCCCAAGTCATGTAAGATTTTAAGCATTCTCTCGAACGTCTTCCCTTTGTCGTGTGATAATAAGTTTCTAACGTTTTCAAGGAATATATAGCGTGGTTTGATTTGTTCGGTCGCTCTAGCAATTTCATAGAACAAAGTTCCTCTAGTATCTTCGAATCCCAATTGCTTTCCTGCGATTGAGAAAGCTTGACAGGGAAATCCTCCACATATAATATCGACTTTTCCTCTAAGTTTTCTAAATTCTTCATCTGTTACCTCTGTTATGTCTTTATAATCTATTTCTCCTTCTGTATCATGTATCGCTTGGTAGCTTGCTCTAGCGTATTTATCTATCTCACAATATCCAACGCATTTATGACCTGCTCGCTCCATTCCAAATCTAAAACCGCCTATACCGGAAAATAAATCTAAAAATCTCATTTATTTCTCCTTTTTCTACTCTATTATTTTCTATACAGCTGCTTTTTAATGGCATTTAATACTTCTTCAGGTGTTGCTAATACTAGCATCATCCCCCATCTTGCGGTAATATTTGTTATTGTTCCTTTATCTATATCTTCACTATCTTCCTGAATTGATATAATCTCATTAGTATTGATATATATGTCTCTTCCGTGGATATCTGATAATTTTATAAATCTTATATCTTTTTTTGCTATCTCTTCTTTTATTTCTCTTAATATTCCTTCTATTCGGCTTTCTCTAACTTCATAACCTAAACTTTTAA